TCTTGGGCGACTGTGATTGACCATCAGGAATATTTGAACAAGCTGGAAAAAGATATACTTGAAGTCTATGCCAATTATCAAGAAACTCTCAGTCAGTTGAGTATGGTGAGACAACAAAAACGAGAGATGGAATTTGGTCTGCGTACTGCGCAGAAATCTTTAGATAAAGCACTAGCAATGAAAGGTGAAAGCGATGAGTAATTTAAAAGAAGGATCTGTGTGGGTAATGGTAGAAACAATTGGTCAATACCGTATGCGTTATATGGTTGAAGCACCAGCTTCCAATCCTGAATATGCTCTTGATGATGTTACTTGTGAAGATGCAAAAGAGTTTTCTCAATTGTGGCTTGGTGAAACCATAGTGAGCCATCGTGTTGTTTCAGAAGATGAAGCCATTGCTATATGTGATGTTGATAACGACTATTGTAAATCATGGGATTCTCAGCAGAAGATTGATACATTCTTTACTAAAGAGGGTGAAGGTAATGGTATGACTCAATATAGAAAAATTGATAGAGTAACTCTGTAATGTTTATATTCGATGTGGAAACACTCGGTGTCGAATCTAATGCTGTCGTTCTTTCGGCAGCATTGATTCATTTTGATCCAGAGAAACGTCCAACATACCAAGACCTTCTTGACAATGCATGCTTTGTAAAGTTTGATGTGAAGGAGCAACTTTCTGTTGGTCGAACTGCATCTAAGTCTACTTTGGGGTGGTGGAAAGATCAACACGAATATGTTCGTAAAGTTTCTCTGGATCCAAGTCGTGATGACATGACTGTGAATAATGCATTCCTTAAATTCTACAAATATATGGGAGAATACAAGGATCCATTTAAACAAACTATGTGGGCACGTGGTTCATTAGATCAACTTGTAATCGATTCTTTGGCAGTTAAATTTGAATGCGAAGAAATTACAGGGTATAATATGTGGAGAGATGTTCGAACTGCAGTTGATGTTTTGTATGGAACTACAAATGGATATGTAGATGTAGACCATCCTCTTTTTAAACGACATGAAGTTATAAAACATCATCCTGTGCACGATTGTGCTCTGGATGCAATGCAACTTATGTATGGGAAATTAAATGCTTGATTGTATGATTATCGGTGACAGTATTGCAGTTGGTGTTTCTCAGATAAGAACTGAGTGTGCATCAATTTCAAAAAGTGGTATCAACTCTAAAGTATGGAATGACAAACATCTGGATATGTTTAGTAGAGTTACTTCTCGTACACTTATTATTAGTCTTGGTGCAAACGATTATAAAGGAATCAAGACAGAAGAAAACATTCGTCTGTTAAGAAACCTTGCTGATGCTGACAGAGTTTTTTGGTTACTTCCTAGTCATAAACTAAAACCTGATCAAGTAGAAGCAGTAAAAAAGATTGCCACAGAGTTTGGTGATACAGTCATCCCTAGACCTGAGACTAACATAAGCCCAGATGGAGTTCATCCTACTTACAAGGGATATAAAACATTGGCAGAAAAAACTAAATAATGGAATTTTACACAACAGCCCATGCAGTGGGCGACAAGATCCTCGTTAGAGGATACGACAAAGGTAGACCGTATCAGCGTAAGGTAGATTTCTACCCTACGCTTTTTGTCACTTCTAATAAACCAACGAAGTTTAAAACACTTGATGATACCTATGTTGATCAAGTAAAACCAGGATCTATTCGTGAGACCAAAGACTTTGTTAAACGATACGAAGATGTTGAGGGGTTTCCAGTATACGGCAACACAAACTATGCCTATCAATATATCAGTGACACTTATGGTGGTGATGTCAACTGGGATATTGAACAGATTAAAGTCTACACTATTGATATTGAAACCGCCACTGAATCTGGATTCCCAGATATCCGTACTGCCAATGAAGAGATTCTTCTGATCACTGTCAAAGATTTAATCAGCAAGAAGGTTATCACTTTCGGTCACTCTCCAACTGGAAAGATTTATAGTCACACTCGTGTCGATGTAACATATCAAGCATATACCAGCGAGTTGTCTTTGCTTAAAGATTTTATAATCTGGTGGCAACAAAACTACCCAGACATTATCACTGGCTGGAACACTGACTTCTTTGATAACGTATATCTCATTCGTCGTATCGCACGTGAACTTGGTGACACGTTTGCCAATAAAATCTCTCCATGGGGTATGGTGAATGAACGCAAGACATTCATCAAAGGTAACGAAGAACTTCACTATGACATTCTTGGTATCAGCCAGCTAGACTATCTGGAACTTTACAAGAAATATACCTACACTAAACAAGAATCCTACAAGCTAGACTATATTGCCGAACAGGAACTTGGTGATCGTAAGAAAGAGAATCCTGGAGTTGACTTCAAAGATTTCTACACGAACTACTGGCAAGAGTTTGTTGAGTATAACATTCACGACGTAGAGTTGGTTGACCGATTCGAAGACAAGATGCGTTTGATTGAACTGCATCTTACCATGGCATACAATGCCAAGATCAATCCAGAAGATGTTTACTCACAGGTACGTATGTGGGATACGATCATTTATAACCACCTGCGCCATAAGGGTATTGTTATTCCAGCCAAGACTTCTTCTGGTAAAGATGCTCAATTTGAAGGTGCGTATGTTAAAGATCCACTTATTGGTATGCACAAGTGGGTTGCGTCCTTTGACTTGAACAGTCTATATCCTCACTTGATTATGCAGTACAACATCAGTCCAGAAACATTGACAAGTGAAAAGCTATCTGTCACTGTTGATAAACTTCTCAACAAAGAAATTGATACTGATTATTGTAAGCGTCGTGACTTGGCACTGACTGCGAATGGTTGGACATATCGTAAAGACATCAAAGGGTTCATGCCTGAATTGATGGAGCAGATGTATATCAATCGTTCCAAGTTTAAGAAACAGATGTTGAAGATCGAACAGGAATACCAGAACGACAAGACAAAGGTTCATCTGTTGAAAGATATCTCTCGTTTAAATAACCTGCAGATGGCAATGAAGATTGCTCTGAACTCTGCTTATGGTGCGATGGGTAATCAGTACTTCAGATACTTTGACATTCGTATGGCTGAAGGTATTACAACTTCTGGTCAACTATCCATTCGTTGGATGGCGAATAAACTGAACGCATATCTAAACAGAGCACTCAAGACAGAAGGACAAGACTTCGTTGTGGCGATTGACACTGACTCAATCTACCTTACACTTGAGAAGCTGGTTGATAAAGTCTGTGGTGATAAGTCAACAGATGAGAAGATCAAGTATATGGATCGTGTTTGTGAAGAGATTCTACAACCATTCATTGATTCTGGTTATAGCGAACTCGCTGAGTACATGAATGCGTATTCTCAAAAGATGGTTATGAAGCGAGAGGTTCTAGCCGACAAAGCTATCTGGACTGCTAAGAAACGCTATGTGATTAACGTGCACAACTCTGAGGGTGTTCAGTATGCAAAACCCAAGATCAAAGTCATGGGTCTTGAGATGGTTAAGTCATCAACACCAGCAGTCATTCGTGATAAGTTGCGTGACAGTCTTAATGTTATTCTAAAAGGTGACCAAAAAGATCTTCATACATATGTTATGGACTTTAGAAAAGATTTTGATAAAATGTCAGCAGCAGAGATCGCATTTCCTCGTGGTGTTAATGGTATGAAAACATATGCTGGATCTCCGATCTATGTTAAGTCAACACCGATCCATGTTCGTGGTGCTTTACTTTATAACCACTACGTAAAGAAGATGGGACTTGATAAGAAGTACCAACCAATTCGTGATGGTGACAAGATCAAATTTGTCTATGTGCGCACACCGAATCCTTTACAGGAAGATGTTATTGCTTTCAGTCAACATATTCCGAAAGAGTTTGGAATAGAATCATACATAGATTATGACAAGATGTTTGAGAAAGTATTTCTTGATGCTCTACAGATTGTCATTGAACCGCTAGGATGGAAAACACAAGAAGAGTCTTCACTGGAAGACTTCTTTGGATAAGGAAGATATGTCAGAGACCATTTATTCTATTAGAGCAACACCGATTGTAGTATATAAATCAACTGAAGAAGTTTCAGCAGAAGAATATGTAGATATTCTTAGTATGGATTATCAAGAACCACATTATGATCCAGCAAACAATGCTGAGAATTTCCACAGAATAACTAACAATGCTTTTGTATTAGAACATCCTGCACTATCTAATATTAAAAAGACTTGTGTTAAATACTTCAATCAATACATAAAAGAAGTATTGATGATTACTGATGATTTTGTTATCACAAACTCTTGGGTTATTAGATGTCCAACAGATTCGAAACATCATTTACATATTCATCCAAATTCTATTTTCTCTGCGGTTTATTATATTTACGCAGATGATTCATCTGATATGATATTTCAGTATGATACTACATATGACACAGCTCACAAGTTCACTTATAATTTTAGTGGATTGAATCAATACAATAGTGGTAAGTTAACATTGAAGCCAAAGACAGGAGACTTTTTAATCTTTCCTAGTTACTTGAAACATAGTGTCACTCCAAATAAAAGTCAGAATGAAAGAGTTATTCTATCATTCAATTCTTTTCTGACTGGAACTGTTGGTAACAGTCAAGAGAAGACATATCTAAATCTGGAAACTAAAAATGCAGAACATTAAAATAATTAAGACTGGCATCAATGTAAAGAAGATGTTGAGCCAGTTAGAAAAGAATCCTCAAGATTGGGGTGCACAAAAGAATATGGAAGGTGTACATGATCTTGTAGATGAATGGGGATTCCCAAAAGTTTCAGCTGGTGTTTTGCAACTCGTAATGGGTGCAGTTTCAACACCTGATCAATATGTTGGTGATAGTGAGATTAGTGTACCAACAGATGCATACTACAGACACACAGAGATTATTGCTTTCCTGAAACGAAACTTCAAAACTTTCTCACGTTGCGGATATCTATCGCTTCCAGTTGGTGGAGAAGTTGGAAAGCATATTGACATTGGAAGTTACTATCAAACTAGAGACAGATACCATCTTGCGATCCAAGGCACATATGAATATAGTGTTGGAGATGAAACTGTAAAAGTTGAGCCTGGAACTTTGCTATGGTTCAATAACAAATTAGAGCATGCAGCTAAGAATGTTGGAGACTGCGTAAGAATTACATTCGTGTTCGATGTACCACACAAGAAGAAATAAACTTGCCATGCAAGAACGATTGCTGTATAATAGGAGATATAAATGAACGTACAACCATTAAAAAAGAAAGTTCTTGTAGCTGAGAACAAAGCTGAAACTAAATCTGCGTCTGGAATTATTCTGGAAGGCGCAACATCAGTTAATGAATCTAAACGAGCAACAGTATTGGCAATTGGTCCAGATGTAACTCTAGTTAATGTTGGAGATATTGTGCTACTTGAATGGACTAAAGCGCATGTTGTTAAGGTTGGTGATGCACAACGTGCTATTGTAGATGAAGATAATATTGTAGCAGTATTGGAGAAGTAATGAAAGCAATTAAATTTTACGCAGAATGGTGTGGTCCATGCAAAGGACTATCGATGATTATCGAAAGTGCCAAAGAAAAAATCACAGTGCCTATCGAGAACATTGACATCGATCAGAACATTATGGAGTCTGTACATTATGGAGTTCGTTCAGTACCAACAATGATTCTGTTGGATGAAAATGGTGCTGAGATTAAACGTAAGGTTGGTACAATGAATGAAGCGCAACTGTTAGAATTCTTAAAGGTTTAAACATGAGTATACTAGACAAAATTAAAAAGAACAGCACCATTAAAGAGACTGCTGTTCTATCGCAATCAAAATTCTTCACAAAGAAAGATATGATTCCAACAAGCATTCCTATCATCAATGTGGCTCTTTCTGGTCGTCTTGATGGCGGTCTTACTCCAGGTCTTACAATGTGGGCTGGTCCAAGTAAGCACTTTAAAACTGCGTTCTCTTTGTTGATGGCAAAGTCTTATATGGAAAAGTATGAAGACTCTGTTCTTCTGTTCTATGATTCAGAGTTTGGTACTCCACAATCGTACTTTGACTCATTTGGTATTGATACAGATCGTGTTGTCCATACTCCGATTATGGACGTTGAACAATTGAAGTTTGATATTATGCAGCAGCTGAATAATATTGAACGAAACGAGCATGTCATCATTGTTATTGATTCGATTGGTAACTTAGCTTCTAAGAAAGAAGTTGAAGATGCTATGGATGGTAAGTCTGTTGCTGATATGTCTCGTGCAAAGCAGATGAAGTCATTGTTTCGTATGGTTACACCTCATCTTACAATGAAAGATATTCCTCTTGTTGTAGTGAATCATACATATAAAGAGATTGGTCTGTATCCCAAAGACATCGTTGGTGGTGGCACTGGTTCATACTACTCTGCCGATAACATCTTTATTCTTGGTCGTCAGCAAGAGAAAGATGGTAATGAATTAACTGGCTACAATTTTATTATCAATGTTGAAAAGAGTCGTTATGTCAAAGAAAAATCTAAGATACCTGTTAGCGTATCTTTTGATGGTGGTCTTAGTAAGTGGTCTGGTCTACTTGACATTGCGCTGGAGTCCAAACATGTGGTTAAGCCATCCAATGGATGGTATGCCAAATGCAATCCTGACACTGGCGAAGTAGAAGACAAGAAGTATCGTCTTGCAGATACAAACACAAAAGAATTTTGGATGCCAATTCTAATGGACAAGTCTTTCTATGACTATGTGAAAAACAAATACTCAATGGGTCAAACTGATATGATTAAAGCAGATGATCTTGATGCAACACTGGCAGCTTTGGAGTTTGAAGATTGAAACCGTATGTAGTTGTTGAAAATAAGAGAACTGGAATGGATG